TTAAATATTTTTATATCTGCAGAAGATGTAATGAATCCGCACTCTACCAGGCGGTATCCATATCCTTTCCGGTATGCTCTGTTTGCATTTGCCAGATCAGCACGCGGAACAATGCTCTGTGCACGTCCCGGAAACATTGTGGATATAAAGCTTGCCAACGCATTATCATATCCATCCGCTGCCACTCCATCCTTAATGATGATGTGACCACCTCTTGCAGCTGCTCCTGCGCTGTCCATATGCAGCTCCACAATCTGCCAGTCTTTCGAAATATACAGGGAACTGATTCCCTTGTCTGCGTACCAGTTTCTGTTAATATCTGCAAGCGTTACATTACCTCCTCCGAGTTCTGCAATCTTTTTAGCAAGTGTTCTAACTCTCTCTGCCTCGGTGTATCCGTTTCCAACAGCTCCACTGTCACCGGCTCCATGTCCGGCTATTAAAAATAAATGTGCCATAATTGCTCCTTTCTGTGCGACGCCGCACGCAATATATAATATGTCAGAGGGCGATTACTCGCCCTCTACTACTCTTTCTTGCTTAATTGTTTAAAAACCTGATTCACATATGTACTTAATCCGGCTACAAGCACGCCCTGTACGATTGCTGTAAATACTGCCATTGCTATATTCTGCACACCGGAAAGGCTACAGGTTGCGACTACATAGATTCCACAAATCGCAATTCCAACCGCTCCAAGAATGATAGGAATATATTTATCCGTCACCGTCTCTGCCTTTTTCAGCCACATTCCGATGAAATACAATACAATTGCTACAACCACAAGTTCCGGTTTCACATAATTCATAATCTGTTCCATAATATTTATTCTCCTTTATTATTTTTCAAATGAAGTTGCTTGATTTCTTCATACATCTTTGTTCCAGTTCCGTTCCCGCCTAATTCATGATACGATTCGTACATATCGCAGAAATTCTCATAAGCATAAGATGGAATAAAACCAAGTTCCATGTATTTGTCGTGGTATTCAAACAACTTAACTTTCAAAAGCACCATAGTCCCCTTGCTGTTAGCATCTCTGTGTGCCTTTTGGCTTTTTAAAATCCACACGATATATCCAAGAATAACCGGTAGCACTATAGTATATGTTTCCATTAAAAATATGCTCACTGTTTCGTCTCTCTTTCTTATAAATAAGTATAAAAATAAGACCTTCAATTTTTCTATTCATCATAATCTTTATACGTCCTCTTTTTTCCCTTTCTTTCGTAATTTTTTCCTCTAAATTTCTAACTATCATCATTATATTTAACCATATTTATTGTCTTTTACCTCCTTAGGTATATTTTTAGGTATAAAATCAGTTTACAAAAACGGTAGGTATAAACTGTAAAAAGCGACTGTTTTCAGCCGCTTTTTCGTATCAAACATCTATTTTGTTTTCCAATTTTTTTATCGCAAGTTTCTTCGTATCCGGAAGTACATGCGTATATATATTTGCTGTCGTATTTATCGTAGAATGTCCTAACAACTCTTGAACAATCTTTAAATCTATACCGTTTTCCAAGCACCTAGTAGCAAATGTATGCCGCAATGTATGAACATGAACTCCTTTCATGTTTAACTCCTCTGTAATAACTTTAATTCTTGTACGAATATCTGTTGGCCATATTGGCTTTCCTTTTGAATTACAAAACACCAGATTTTCTTTATTGAATGACTTATATAAATCAGCCAATACCGCCTGTTTCTTTTTCGTTAATTCTAATACTTCTAAGGCTTCAGGAAGCAACGGAATATCCCTAGCACTTTTTTCTGTCTTTGGCAAAGCATAATCGATAACATATTTTCCAAGTTTTTCATCTCTTCGCATGATACAAGTACGCTTAACATGCAGCACTTTGTTCTCAAAATCAATATCATCCCATGTAAGAGCCAGAGCTTCTCCAATACGCAAACCAGTTGCCAAAATCAGTAAAAAAACTTCTGGTTGTTCATATTTCTTCGCTGCTTCTACAAACATTTTTTGTTCTTCTACTGACAAAACTCTTGCTTCCCTTTTTTCTCTTTTAGGTAATTTTACCTTTAACGCTGGATTTTTCGCTATCATATCGTTATTCACCGCCTGATCTAATGCTTGTTTTATTATTCCAAAAATTCTATCTATTGTAGTTGCTTTCATCCCCTTATCTACCAGAGTATTAACAAAACGTTGAAGCATATCGCTTCTAAGTGATTTTAAAGCATATCCTCCAAGATTGGGCTCAATATGTCTTTTAATATAGCAGATATATGTTTGATATGTTGTTACACGTATTGTATTCTTTTTATACCCTTGCAGCCAAATCTCCAGCCACTGTACTACTGTCATTCTGCTTGGTTCTATGTAAGTATTGTTATTAATATCATTCAGTGCAGCTGTGAGTTTCTCTTGTACTTCTCTTCGAGTTTTCCCGTAGAATGCCTTTCGCTTTTGCTTGCCATCTGCTGTTTTACCAACTGTGATCCGCGCCCACCAAGTCCCATCCGGACGCTTGGCAATTGTCCCTTCTCCTTGCCCTCTCTTTTTAGCCATTCAAATCACCTGCCTCTAACAAAGACATCTTTCGTCTGCGTTCGATTTGTTCAGGTGTATTTGTCATTTCAACCCATTTTTCATCAGACATCATATGAATATCCAATACAGGTACACTCACGTTACCCAATACTGTTGATTTCACTGTTCCAATGACTGGATAATCTTTACCATTAATAATCATAATTAAATTATACCTCCGTTATCTAAATATACTTCGAAATTCCCAATCTTCCATGTACATTCTTTCATGCAGTACTTCTAACATAGGATCATTGTTAGGAAAGACATATTCCTTTCGAATATAATTTTTGCAAATCAAAGTCTTCAATCCTACATAAATCATCATTGGTTCATAGCCACGATTCTCCGCCCGATCATATAGATTTTCTAATCCTTTTTGACAAATTGGTGTACGTTCGCAATATTCATGCAGAAGCTCCTTGATCACATCATGTTTCTGTACCATACGCTTTCTCACCAGCCTTCCTTGATACGGAACAATAACTGTAGGATAGTAAATACGTGCAAGCGGTGTAACCCAATGAGGAATGCGACATCTTGTAAAGTGTATTAGTTGCATTTATTCTGTCCTCTTTTCAATAAATCTTGATAAAAGGGCATACGCAGTGGTATAATTCTTTTGCTGGAAGAATTACTGCATTGCCCTTTTGGTAATGCTATAAGCTCATTGTTATTGGCGTAGCAATGAGCTTCTTCTTTGCCCTTAGTACACAAAGAATATCATCAATTGATTCTATTTCTTGAAGATGCTTCTTTTTACGGGATTCCAACTGTTTGATCAGTACATTTTTTCCTCTTGTCGTAACAACTATATACTGATCAATATCATGTTTTACCAACAATGCATCCGGAAAATACTCCTTAATGAACGGGAACATTTCATCAGCTATCTCTTCGTTGGACATTTGAAATGGAATTCCCTTATGGGCATTAATTTCTTTTAGCATATACTGTAAATGTTCTTTATCCATTTTCAAATCCTTTCTCCCAGTTCGCTTTAACCAGGTTGGTGTAATGTGCATTTCGTTCCATCGGTGAATTGTATAACATTGCTAAGATATATTGCTGCTTTTTCTTTATCGGTTCTCCGTGTTCTTTGAATTGCCATAAGACATGTTCAATATCGGCATATGTTAATTTCAGCAGGTTGCTTTTTAACAATTCTCTAGGTTTGTTCTCTCCATTGATACGAACAGTTTTACTTTGTGATAATAATGCATCTAAAATAATATTCACAAATTCATCAATCAAGTTCAGTTCATCTGCATGTGTGATCTTCAAGCTGTCATAGTCTATATTTTCTTTAATCAGGGAGAGTGTGCCTTGTAAATCAGCCGGTCCGTCCGTCCACTCTTGACAAGACTGGACATGATTATTACTAATGTTTATATTATTGTTATTATAATTATTATTACGTTCCCGATTTTCCATATTTGGATAACCCATTTCTGGATTTCCCATTTCTTGAAAATCGGTAAGTGGTTCGGGGCATTCGTAAACAGTGGATTCCCACCTGACAAAGTGTCCTTTATCATTACGAATCGGAACTTTTTCGTAATAACCGCATTTCCTCAATTCTTTCAGTCCTGCGTATACAGATGCTTTACCATCAGCCGAATAATTAACCAGGTTGCCGACGATTACTTTCCAGTTGTCCGGTTTACTCAAAAGATAGGCGAGTATGCCTTTTGCTTTATATGACAACCGAGTATCCTCCAGGAAGGATTTATCTATCAGCACAAAGTTACTTGGACGTTTCTGGACTCTTATAATTTCATTTAAGCGTTTGTCTTCACTCATACGCAGATTTCCTCGCTTACCACAGTTGAATGCCCTTGTGAGCCATTAAGAAGTCCCAGAAGTCATCTCGTGGGACAACCATTCTCTTTCCCATCTTGATAGTCGGACAATCTTTCGTATGCATAATCTGATAAGCAACAGCTTCACATACATTCAAAAGCTCCTGAATATGTCTGGCCTGCAAGATTGGTGGGTACTCCTCAATTTCTTTTGGTCTTTCATTTGAATTCTCATACATTCGTGCCATAATGCTTCCTCCTTAAAAGTTATATTATTTACAACACGAACAAATTGTGCTATCATTAAATAACTTATAGTAAATATTCTTTCATAACATGTACATTTCGTTCGTGTTGTCTTTATTATACATGAACATTTTGTACGTGTCAATATATACTTTATTATTTTCAAGGAGGTGCTATATGTTTTCTGAAAGATTGAAAGCGAGCCGTAAATCCAAGGGACTAACACAAAAAGATCTTGCAGCATTTCTAGGTATATCTGAACGAGGATACCAGAACTATGAAATGGGAAAACGAGAGCCAAATTTGGAAGTATTAAAACAACTCGCAGATTTTTTAGGTGTAACAACTGATTATCTGTTAGGCAGATCTGACAGCATTGAGGAAGATATAAATCCATTGCTGATTAGTAGAAAGTTATATTTACTTTCTAGCAATTTATTTCTCCTTAGAACGCACGAAAACTTAACCACAAAAGAAATGTCAGATAAACTCGGCATCCCAGAAGACCTTTATAAACAATTGGAACGCTTGGATGAAAATAGGGAAGCTTTTGAGTACTAATTACCGTATCCGCAATGGTGCGGTTCTTTATTTTTTACGGGTAGGTATAAGGTAGGTATTCGTTTCGTCGCATATATGCTTACGCCCCTTTATTTATAAGGCTTTCTCAGCTATATAGTTTTATCGTATAAAAATAAGACCACTTTCGCGGTCCTGCTCTGATTTCCATGTATACCTCCATAAAAATAAGGGCGATGGATTCCGCCCTTATAAAAATACATTTTCTATTTTAATGCTGATGTTAATTATTAGTTAACTTTTGGGATTATCATTTTTATGTACATGCACCTTTTGGTTAACAATATGTAATAAATCTTCATATTCTTTCATCGTATATTCTGTTTCATCGCATTGTTTCTTATGCTTTTTTAAATTATCTATATATGTCTTTCTAGTAACCATCGTATTCATTGCATTTTTACATAACAATTTTACCAACACATACAATATGATTCCACAAAAAATATATATGGTATTAAATATAATATTATCCTTTTTAATTATAATATTATATAAACACATTATTACACATGCGCTACTGCAAATAAATCCAATTTGAGAAACTGCTACTCTTCCAGTCAAAACATCTATCATTTTTGAATTTACATAATTATTTGATTTAATACGGGTATATTCTAAAATCTCTTCGTAGTTACTTTCCCAGCCTTCTCCTTCTTCCAAATAAACCGCTATATACGCAGCGATTCTAATACATCCATCTCGTATAGATAGAATTTGTCTTTGAAAAGGAAATAATACTATGTATGGTAGTAAAAAAAAGATTGATTTGTTGGACTCAATAGCAAATATAAAAATTGTTATTGTTATTGTATATAATGCTAAAATATAATTGCTCTTTTTATTGTCTAAATTTAACATTTCATCTCGTAAAGAGCTGTACTCCGATTGTTTATCCATCTTATTTTTCTCCTTCCACCGTCATTATACAGCAGAAGGAGAACTCTGCCAATGATTAATCTCCCAGGAGCAGTGCCAGCTTCTTGGCTCTTAATGTGTCTCCACCACCAGCAGATACTTCCATGTATCATTCTGCATCATTCTCCACGATGGCTGTTCCTGCTAATTAGTATTCAGCGCTTCCTTGATTGCTTCCAAGTCATCCGTTGTCAATGCTGGATAATCTGCTGCAATGTCCTCTTTATGAATATGTGCAGATCTTCACCCAACTACCGTAACTTGTTCCATTGCGGTGCATGGATGCGTAGATTCCACTATTTCCGATAGCAATCCTAAAACTCATCTGATCGTTGTACTTGAATACCAGGATATAGCCGCCTGTACATGGTTGATTTGTAGCATTGTACCATTTGTATATTCCACTCTCTCCTGTCTGGGTAAGACAGTCCTGCACTACTTTGGCGTTGCTTGTCAGCAGCTCGATCAGGTTTGCTGTTTTGCCGATCTTGCTCGCAACCTCGTCCAGAAGATCGTCCATATTCTTCAATTTCTTAAACATCGGTTCTACTGCCACAATATTAAGACCTTGCAGTTTCACTCTATAGAGAGCCATCTCATGCAATGTTGCACCTGATCTTATATCTCCGGTTGTCACTTTGGGATCTACCGCTGTTCCTGAATTTGCTGTGCCCTTAATAACTGCATATTCTGTAGTTTCTATTTCAGAACTCTCATCTTTCTTGTATCTCCGTACAATTACATCATTTCTGTTCATCCCCTGAGATCCATTGGCAATAGTTACATCTGTATATCCGCCTGCCGCAACAACATCTCTACGCCCCTGTATGCAATACACTCCATCAAATATTCGTATACTGTTATTAGTTAATACCTGCGCTTCGGATTCTCGCCCGCCTGCTAATACGTAGTCATCTGGTCCGAATGTTGCCTGATTTGCAAGTCCAATCTGTGTCTCAGTAATATGCGGACCGCCTGCATAACCGTCCATTAATGTACTTATCACAAATTCTGCCATTACTCTTCTCCTTTCAATTTGTAAGTAATATTCACACGTCCTCTTCCGGTTACATCTACAATCTTTCGAATAACCGGTGCAGCCATATAAATATTAGTGATTCTTTCCCGGCCGCCAACAATATCTCCCAGCTCAAGATCTGTATCATCTACAGATATCTTAAGCTGTTTATAATTCATCAGCTCTTCGAGTTTCTTTCTCCCTTCCTCTTCCAGCTCTACCAGAGTATCAACAGTTGTATTTTCATAATATTGTTCAATCAAATCAATACCTGTATAATATCGTTCTTTTTGAATACTTCCGTCCGGCCATGCATACAGATCTACTTGCTGTCGCTGTTCAAGTTCTCCAGCTCCGAGACAGATCAGATGATTAACTCCATTCTGATAATCCAAAATATTAAGTTTTACAGAACCATCTTCATTCAGTTCAACATTGCCGGAATGGTCTGTGATGGGCACTACCCGGAGTTGTACATACCCTTTTCCATTTGCTGGTCCCTGTTTATATCGTATTTCAACCCTTGCATTCTGTAATGCAAGAGCCTGGTCGAATGCATCCAGTAACATTGTTTGAAGAGGAACCTGAAAATTTCTAATAGTAATTCCACTGTTTTCTCCAGATACTTCAAAGATCTCCCTCATTCCAAGCTTTGAAATATACTCAGCCAATACTACATTTGCTTCGCCGTTCAAATAAACATATATATTCTTATCTGGATTAATTGCCCGCTGATTCAGCAATCCTCTCCAAGTCATCCCTGTCAGTTTTACGGTTTTGTCTGCAGTAACAGGATTCGTATTTCTGATCAAACCACCATATTCTGTATCCGGACAAAAAAATCGGCAATTCTTCCCGTGTCGTTCCTTATCATATAAACTATTCTGGATCGTTATCTGAAAGTCATTATCCGTTCCAAGGACCATGTTCACTCCACAATGTTCAAGAGGCCCCTTCTCCTGTCCGTATATATCTGTTAATGTGAAGTCCATCTTGGTGTTCCCCTTTCATTAAAGAGAATGATGTCAAATCCAAATGATCCATTCCAGGAAACAATACTAAGCCCTGCCGGAATCTTCTCCCATATAGAACTCTCATTATTTTTGCTGTTGAAAAGATTTTCTTCTGTTCCATCAACTTTAACCTTAACAATCTTCCTGTCTTTTGCGTATCTGGTACTGGAATCAATCACCGCATATTCTCCATCGTATAATGTTGTTCGAAGCTCATATATGTGTCCGGCAATTCGAACCAACGGATTAATACATGGGCCATAGATAATCATTTTGAATCCAGAAGCGGTGTAATTACTATTATTGATGTACTGCAGATTTCTAATTTTCGAGAATTCATAAGGAAATTCATAGGGAAATTCCAGCCATTCCAATGCTTCGGAGCTTTCACTGCCTTGCTTGTGGAACCGAAATTCTTCCTCTGTAATCCAATATGGATAATCACTCTTAAATGTCAGCTCATTACTGATACTGTCAAGATCTTGTACCCATCGATCCTTTGTTGTGCCGACGATCCACCCTTTCATATAGCTGGATCCAACATAGAGACGTCCTGGCGTTGTATTCAACACATCTTTTTCAGCTACATTTTCTAATTGATCAATAGCTTGCTCCAATGACACTCCAACTGCATGTATTTCTATATTTAGCTTTTTACTGGTGATTTTTCTTTCCCACCCTTGAATCCTGTCATCATCTTCAATTGCATCAAACTCTCCATCGAACAAGTCTCCACCAGTGACCATATACGGCCACTGGCAGAAGTCAATTCTTTCAGAGTTCTGTGCTCCAATGTAATAGATATTATACATAATCAATCAAATCCTTTATTAGTCTAGCAAACTCTCTATCGTCACACTTAAATCCAATTCCCGCTGCAATCATGGCGTCAACTGTGGCCCGTCCAAATTTTTCATAATCAAAATCTTTGCTCTGTCCCTGTACACTCACATTGACACTCGGCGCGCTTCGGTCAATCATTCCAATCATTCCTTCCAAGCCACCATAAGATCTAAGCACATCCGCCTCCTCTTTGGTAAGTACCCACTCGCCTTCGTCCAGGTATGCCGGATACAAATCATAAGGCACATAGTCCATACCTATCTTCATTCGATGCATCTTTGGAAGGCTCCAGGAACCGCCTCCGATTCCTGGTACCCAGTCTGGGATAGTTACACTTCCAAGGCTACCAGCCAATCCGTTCCAGCCATCTACAATCGCATTGATTGGAGCCTTAAAAATTGTAGCCAGTCCCGACACCGCATTGCTGAAAATCTGTTTTACGTTTTCCCATGCTCCACGCCAATTTCCCGTAAATACGTTCCTGATGAAGTCTATTAAGTTTCTCAGTATATTTGTAATATTACCAATAATACTTGTTGTGTTAGACAACATTCCAGATAATACACTGGAAAACACACTTCCAAGGCTGTTTAAAATCGGAATCAGCAGACTGGAAATAATCTGTATTACTGGCGTAATTGCATTTACCAGCGGAGTCAATCCTTGGGATATCAGATTAACAATCGGCGTTAAAAGACTTGTAAATAAATCGAGAATCGGCTGAAGTACACCTATTAACGACTCGCAAATCGGCATCAATGCAGATACTAACTCAATTAGAGGCGGTAATAACGCGCTGATTATTTCCACCAACGGTGGAAGTAACATACTCAGCAGATTCGTAATAACCGGCAGGATTTCTCCAACCAATTGCGCTGCTAACGGCAAGATATCGTTAATCGCACTCAGTAACACTGGAAGAATCTCATTCACGAGATCCATAAGAGGTTCTCCGATATCTGCAAGAGAGTCCATCAGTACCGGAAGAACGTCCTCGATAGCTGGCTGTAATGCTTCGATTACATCTGATACGGCATCAACAATCGGTGGAAGAGCATCTTCCAATAATGGCAGCGTATCATCAATCAACTCCGCCAAAAGCGGAATCAACTGCTCACCTAATGGGACGATTAATACTTCGAGACTTCTTTTTAATCCCTCAAATACGGAACCGATATCATCATATTTTATGTCTTTGATCTGCTGCATCGCACCGGCAGTATCATAAGCTCCATCTTCAATGCTCGCCAACGCTGTAACGGCTTCAGGACCAAGATCCTCCCACATAGTACCAAACAAATCAACGCCTGCGGTATTCTGTTCCAATGGATCTTCCATAGACGCAAGAGCTGCAATGGTCTCCTGAAATGCCTGCTTTGCGGTATCGCCTCCGGCAGAGAATTTTGCTGCCATCTCATCAGCATTAAGACCAATGCGCTTAAATCCGTCAACTGTCGTATCAGAACCATCAATGGCACGGATAGAAAACTCTTTGACTGCATCACCAACCTTGTCCAAATTAAAAGCTCCGGATTCCGCACCTTTCTGGAATACCTTGAACATATCATCAGCATCCAGTCCCACTTTTGCAAACTGTACAGAATACTCTGAGATACTATCGAGAAGCTCTCCGGAATAATCAAGTCCATTCTGAGCACCTGCAGCAATGAGATTCATTGCCTCTTCGCCAGATGTACCAAAATTATCCATCATAGCCTTGGCAGCTCTGGTTGACTCCGGTATTTCGTATCCGAACGTATCACGAAGTGCGAACGCTGATTCGGTTACGTTCTGCAGTGACGCGTCATCAAGATCACCGAGATTCTGAGTGATTGATGCCATTGCCTCCCCGATGTCTTCGAAGGAATCCCCGTAATTATTGGTGTAGATATCCTCCATGACCTTTTTATACCGTTCTGTTTCCTCGGTACTTTTTCCGGTACTGGCAATGTATTGGTTCATTGCCTGGTCAATATCATTCGCGCTTTTCACAGCAGCAACACTGACGCCTGCAATTGCCGTCCCTGCCGCAAGCATACCCGCTCCAATAGCCTTGGCTGTTCCTGATGCTATAGATGATAGCTTGGATCCATGCGACTTGGCGGACTCCTCGCGGTTCTGATACGAATCACCATCATCTTTTTCCTGTTTGTCATTTTCCTGCTCATTCTTCTTGGTAACGTCCTCTTTTACAGATTTTTTTACCTCAGCGCTTTCCTTCTCTGCCTCTTCTGATTTCTTTGCTGTCTTCTTTGCTGATTTTTCAATTTTCTTTCCGGCTTCATTCAAATCTGACTCCAGATTACTGTCATCAGCAGTTAATTCATAAGTAACCTCTCCGCCGCTGCTCTTACTCACATATGCCACCTGCCTTTATTATCTCGCCGGCACAGTGGCACAATATGGCTGTTATAGTCTTATTTCAAATTCCTTTCTGCAGTTTGGATTTTTGCACTTAAAAAAGAGCCCTCTGCAACTGGCTCCTGTTTTGTAAAATATGTTCTGTTTATGCCCGCAATGCGGACACTCTATTTTTTTAATTTTCTTTCCGTCCGCTATCATCTCTTTGCCATCCCCTCCAATGTATGGAACAATAGATCTAATCCAGACTGTCCTCCTCCGCCTTGCACCGGAAGGACATAATAAGATTTCATCTCATTGATTTCCTGTATCTCTTTTGAATTCTTGCCATTGTATTCCGGAACCGGCATCTGCCTGATCCGCATAATCTGTTTGATTTTTGTATCCGCCGGCAATCCATTAAACAGATACAAGAACTTTTTCCAGGGTAATCTTCCCTGCTCGTCAATCAAATCAATCCGGTACGCCTGCATGAATGAAGCGTAAATGTAATCTCCGTCCCGCTCAAAATCTAACACCGGAACTGGACTTTTCTTTATTTGCGGACGTTTTTCCACTTCAATATACCTGCTCGTTATATCCTGCATAAGCTTCAACTGTTCTGCCGGGTTCAATAACCTGAGATTCCACCTGTTTCGAACCAACATGCTCAACGCCTGTTGAATCTTTTCGTAATCCGTCAGCGATTCCTCTTTGTACAGCCTCTGTACCTCAAGGATAATATCAAAAGCCGGGTTGATGTCAAATCTCCCTTTGTCTGTGCAAATACGATAGGACGGAAGCTCTGTCAAGACTCCCATTACCAGAATCTCCGTCTCTTTTTCGCGCGATTATACTGACTCACCAATGCTTTCTTATTCTCCGCCTTGATTTCAGTAAGCCTTGGAATAACAACTCCGGTGATAAATGGGATGACTTCCTTTGCCATCTCGATATAATGGTCTTTGTAGAACTGCTGAATGGTCTCTGTCCCATCTGCTCCAAATACGGCTTCAAACATGTCTATTTCTGCTCTTCCAAGCATCTCGACCGCATCACTTAGCTGTTCGTTGCTGGCTTCTTTTCTTTTGATTTCCTGCACATCCGAAAGCGCTCTGACCAGTGCCGTGTATTTCCGATTGATCTTTGCGACCATATCATCTGCATCCAAGGATACTTTTAATGTGTGCTGCACTACGCCATTTTCATCTACCAGTTCGAAGTCTTCCTCAAATCTTTTGTTTCGTTTTGCCTGATATGCCATGATCTTTACCTCCTAAAAAGGGAGAGCCATGCCCTCCCTACGCCGTCGTACCAATAGCCGGACGACCATTCCCGTGAATTGTAACAGTAAGCGAATTGATATTATTCGCATCGCCGTATGCCGGTGTAATATTCGCCAGTGTAATCGGCCAGATAATTACTTTCTTTCCCTTCTGAAGCTTCAAGTGCGTCTTTCTTTTCTCGCCAAGTCCGTACATTACGTCGTCACCAAGAATATAATCACATGCATTATCACCCGGCTTTACGGATCCGGTAAGTGTCAATGTCATCTGTGCTCCGGTTACCTCGCTGGATCCCCATCCTTTATCAGCGTAATATGTAAGCTGCTGAATGACCTCATTCATACTCTGTGCCATGTTAGTCGTCAGATTTGCAAGTGAAGCCCATGTCGCCTGACTTTCTGCCGGAGAAGTATTAATAAATGCTTCTGTCTCATAGTTGATTTCCGGAGTAATCGGATTGCTTGGAAGCGCCGGTTCTGCGAAAATCTGTAAATCCATCTTTTCCATAATATCATCCTTTCTCAACAATATATTCTGCAGTTCAAGATACACGAATAATGATATACTCCGTCTTCATCTCGTCCTATTTTACTTGGTTCTTTTGCGATTTCAGTATTTAACCAAGCAAATGTCTTTCCCTGAGGATACCGCTTTAATCCCTGCAAGTATCCAGAAATCTCACATAGTTGTCCCAGACAACGTTTCTGATCTGGGTGCCGGCATAGAAATAATACAGGAATTACTTTTATTTCCTGTTTATTGTAACTGGTAGATTCTCCAAACCCTTCTCCAAGTTCAGCGTAGATGCCACCTTCTGCTGAAAGTTCTTCCAGTGTTATTTCCGTATCCAGCTTACAATGCTCTTCTACTGTCGCAGTAATTACTTCCAGTAATTCTGTTAACATCACTTAAGCCTCCTTTTCAACGCCGCCTGATATACCTGTTTCCATTGCTCTCCATATACTTCTCTGGCATATTTCGCCCACTCTTCATGCGCCAGAGCCGATGTAAACGAAATCTTTTTTGGGCCATATGTTCTTTGCGTTGGATTCCCATACATTACGTCTCCATTCCAAAGATACTGTGCATATGGTGTACTCCAGCGCATTATATACTTACCATTGACCGCTTTTGTATCACTGTTCGATACCCCACTCCCTTCAAGGACTCCTTGATCATGTGGCACGTGTTTTGATACATCTTGTAATGCCTGATTACCCATATCGGTTAGTGCAGCATTATTTGCGGCTTTGATCATCGCTACCGCTTGAGGAGTACGCAACGTAACTCGCGTCTTAATTTTTGCCATACCTCACCATTCCAATCTCATAATGATGAAGCTTTAAATTATCATACAGTGGTTCTATCGTTTTAATCTGATGTTTCTGTCCATTGAAATCAATGATCTGATCAACCTTAAAATTTATACCGACCGGCCGACTATTACGGCAATCATAAAATAATGTGGCAGCAAGCTGTATCTCCGAATTGTTCTTATCCCGGACAATCTGCCTGGATGGTTCTATTCTCACTTTTGATAATACCTCCCCATCATCCAGCTTCTCGCTTCCCCATTTATCTATGCTTGTTTTCTCGTACAACACAACGGTATGGATTAACAATTTCTTTGGTATCGGTTTCATCACCAGTTGCCTCCTCGATAAGTCAACCCGGTTGGCCAGAGAATTCTTTCTGCCCTCGGTGAAAATATAGATTGCTCCGTGGATCCATTGCCCGAAGATGCTCCGGAATATGAAAACTTTCCAAGCGTTGCTCCAGACATTCCATTTCCCATATCTATTTCCACTCCGCCGTTTGCATCCAAATACTCCATCTGAGCGCAAACTGCATTCTTCACAAGCTTCTGTTTGATTTCTGACATCATTTGAAAACCTTCTTCGGTCAACCTGTATAATGTCATCTCCTCAATTATTTCTCCAGCACGCTGGCATAAAGCCGGGAAGTCGGCAGAATCTACCGGCTCCCCTTTGAATACATCATTATAATATGTTTCATCTACATACATTTAGGATCAACTCCTTATGCTGCAACTTCTGTTCTCTTAACATATACCGTCTGTGGCTTAGAAATCTTCATACCGAAGATCTTACGTCCCTGTACTGCTGATGCGCCAATATACTTACCGGAACCGGAAAGATCCTGTGCATGTACCTGCACTGCCCACTCCTGCACACGATGACACCAGTTCGGATGTCCGGCGATAAATTCCGTTGAAGTTTTCTTAGAAGCCACGATCTTTGTATCTTCAAACATCGTATTTCCGGATTCAAACAGAGCGAATCCTGCAATCGCACCAGTTGCTCCTGCGTTCTTCATCTGCTGAGACAGATCTCCCTGACGAATGAAATGATCGTCCATCATCAATGTTGCCATAAATTCTGGCGAACAGATCATCCAGCGCCCTTCTGTTGGTACGCCCTTTCTGGTCAGGTAAGCCTTTGCAGCAAGGACTTCCTTGTATGCGGTTTCTTCTGTTGCGGCAGTTTTGGTTGCGCATACATTGACGCCGGAAGTCTTTTCCAGCAACCTGATAGATTTTTCATCCATGTCTAGTGCCAGAGAATAACCGGCAGAATCCAGACGATCTGCTACCAGATTATCTGGAACAGATGCTGCATCGTAACCGTCAATCAACTCATTGACTGCCATATCCTGATCAATATCCAGATCCATGTAAGTAGTACTTCCGGTTTCCAGATCAACACCTGTCGCCTTATCGTAGGTTTTTACGGTCACTTCCGTATCTCTTACAGGGATCTTTACCTTTCCTGCAGTCGGTGTTCCTTCGTAATTTGTATTAAAAATATAATTATCTCGTGTTACAAGACTCTGTCTTAATTTTGCATCTACCAGAGAAGACCATCTCTCCTGGTGCGCATGCGCAAATAACTGTAAAAACATTAAATATCTCATTTCACATTTTTCCTTTCTTAATCAATCTTCAGCCCTGGATTTCTTTTTAAGAAAGCAGCTTCAACGCCAGATGTCTTTTTCCTACGTCCATTCTGCCTTTGTCCCCAAGACCTGTTTTTTGTTTCCTCTTCATCTTCTTCCTCATCTTTTTCTTTGGAAGATTCTTTAAACTGCGGGTATTTTTTTAATACCTCATCGATAGCATCCTCAATGTCCATATCCTCGTCTTTAGCCATGTGCACTCTGGCCAATGCAAGAACATCATCCACACAAGACTTATCCACGTCATGCTCCAGGCATGTCCATTTCATCTCCATCTCATCTGCTTTGGCAGCTTTATCACGGAGTTCCTGTGTTTCGACATCGTCATCCTTGCTGCTATCCTCTCCGGTTTTAACCTTGCCGTTCGGTTTCTTTCCAGCTTTCTTCTGCTGATCTCTCTGCCATTTTCTCTTTTCTCTGGCAAGACGCTTCTTGACGGCATCATCTACGTCCTTCTGAGAGAATTTCTTTTCATTCTCTTCCTGTTCATCATCGTCGCTGTCATCATCATCGTCTCCTGGATCATCGTCATCATCTCCGCTTTCGTCTCCCGGATCATCACCTTCTCCGTCTCCGGCAAAAACCTGCAAATTCATTATCCAGTATCTTTTTTTCATGTTCATGTTCTTCATGACATATCCTCCATTTCTCCGCTTAACGCCCGTCGGCAGCCGTAGCTTGTACGTATTCAGTGCCGTAAGACTGCTGAATGTCACTTACGGCAATAAAAAAAGAATCCACCAGAAGACAACCTCTTTCTGATAAATCCTTATATTCTATATCAACGTGCCCACCAGCAATGCGATAAGAAATCTCGTCATTTGTAAGTGCTTTGAGCGAATGTACAAGTCCCTGTGTTAATGCTGATACTGCAGCACAAATGATATCATTTCCGATTTCTGCATATCCTGCATGGCCATCTACCGTCAGACCAGTTCTGGTAATATTTATTGCAATCAATAGCATCACCTCCTGAAAATGCGTATAAAAATACCACCAATCATTTTCTGATCAGTGGTATTACCCTTCTACTATTTCAAAGTATTTTGGTGGATATAGATAATCCTCACCAGAATCGTCGACAATTCGGTACCATCCTTTTTCGACTGACTGAACATCATATACTTTGTTATTTGTCAGAACTAAAAATTCTGTTTTACCAAGATATCTAACTTTCATCCAACCACTCCTTTACTTTGAATTTCACCTTACCTACGTCTTTTGCCTGGAACCAATGAACTTCTGCTTCTAATTCTTCTCCCGTATCAGGATCCAGTAACGTTCCAAAACCTTTCGCGTGTTGCCAATCGGATACTCGCCCACCATACTGCTCCGTCAGTCCTTCTGCAACACCCTCATGCAATGGGTGCCGTGTACCTTTACCGGCAAATACTTCTGAGTTTTGTATCCGGCTACCCGGCACAAATTCATACTCAATTCCAGTCGTTTTATCCACGACCTTATAATTTTTTCCTTTTGCACTCAGCGTCTTGACAATATAGGTATCTTTCAACTTTATTGTATCAGTTTTCATTGCCTTTGTATAGGATTTATTCTTCGCCACGGCTTCCGCCGATAATCTCTTATCAAATCCTACAATCTGTTCTCTGTCAGTCCTACGATGTAATCCCGGTGTATCTTTCACGTAATACTTCAGCTTATTTTCTGTATGTTTAAGCTTTACAGAAGCTTCTTCAAATCCCTCCTGATCTCCGGCAACTTCCAGCATCATGCATTCTCGCTTCTGCTTTCGGACCTCTCTCTCAAGAGCTCTCTGTACCTGCGTCTGCTTATACAGTTTATCATTTGCATCCATATCTTCTGTAGGAAAATGTCTCTGCACATTTACTCCCGGAACAAATGGCCATTTATGGTGTCTGCAATTTATTCCAAGAATCCCATCCGGTTCACCATAACTGGATGAATTCCAGGGATAATATCGAATCTTCTTTCCGTACAGATCTTCTGTGTAGCCACTCCCATTATTCAGATCATATATCTTTCCCTGGTCTTTCGCACATTTTGGACGTGCACCGGAATGACTATCAATCTGTATCAGATGACACCCCGCATCTCGTATCCTGGCATCTTGGACTTCCTCGGCTGTACTTTTAGCTGTATTTCTCATAGCCATATTCACATACGCTTCCGGCGTCCACTCCCGCCCTCGTTTATCCACAAATGCCGGTATTCCTTTGTCATTCAGTTGTCTAATGCACCGCCGGACCGCTTGCTGTCGCGCCTCAACACCGCTCATCACCCCGGCAGCACCACTATTCAATATATTCCAAGCTTCCTGAGCGATGTTACCTACAAGTCCTTTGTATTTCTCAGATGCTTTATACAACATATTGGTATTGCACATATTCAGTGTATCTTTTGCTTGCTTTCGGAAATCACGCACCACCTGTTTTACATTCTTACTTTTATTTGCCCTCACTGCCGTTTCAGCCAATCCCCGTTCAGCCAAATATCGAAGACCCGGATCTAAACTCTTGATAGCATCTTCTGCAGCTGCATTCAACATTCTTTCTACTGCAGTCTGACTTAACCCTGACATCTTGGCAATCAATCGAATATTCTCCTGGTTGAGTTTTCCAATCTCAGCAAGCTTCTGCATCAGCCACCTATCAGTATCAATTGGCTGCTCCCACCCCTGTAAATGTCTGGCAATGTTCTGTAATATCTGAGCCTCCAGGTCAATATAAATTCCATCCACAGGCTCTACAAGCTGTTGGTTCTCCAGTATATTCACAAGTTACCACCTACTTCTTATTGCCTGAATCAGCCGTTTTGCCACTCTTAAAATCATCGGAATCCTGATTCTCGTCTTTCTCTTCTTCGGACATATCATTCTCCTCGTCCAGTTCATCATCATCTCCCCCTGTCCAGTCAATATCCTGTCCGGTTATCTGGTTGTCTTCCTTAATCCGCTTTAATTCTTCCATAGCTTCCGACTCAGAATACTTGTTGATCTCCATGATTGCGGTAAGCTTAGATCTAAGTCCTGCATTCACAAGCTTTATATTCTTATCAATGAGCGTGTTGCTATCTTCGATGATCGAATCATCAAAATCCACTGTTGCATCAACAACTCCTCCGGTATCAAGAAATGACACTGCGCGAACCATGTTGATGATCACATCTTCAATCACAATGCAATGTTTCTGCCGATTCTGATACAAATCTGACTTATCCGAAATTACTTCGGTTGCAGTTTTAACTCCTCCAGAATCATACCGGTATCTCCCAGCTCCCATTCCTACTTTGAGACTCAGAAGATCTAATGACTTCTGAATGCCAAGTTCGTGCTCCTGTGCCCGGATAGTCATATCAACCTCGGTCAGTTGATTATTTCCGTTTCTATCTTCCGGAAGCAGATAATACACAGTATCATTAGGATCAAAGGTTGGATTTACCGCACCATCTTTTTCCATCTGTACTCTTGCCTGGCTAATTGGAACCATGATTCTTTTACGTCCTAGAACGAATTCATTCATGTAACTGTCATAGGTAAGATCGCAGCCTTTTACCTCATCAATTCCATTAGCGTATACAGATATTCCAAGAGGACTGTCCAAATCTATATTGTTGCAAATATTTGGTGCCACAATCTGAAACAAGGGTTCTGTACTTTCTGTTGATACCAACTCTTCGATATCCTCCGGAGCATCAATCTCTTTTCCACTCTTCGCATCGATATAAACATTTTCGATGTAATACAGATCAGCATTTTCTCCATCCTCAGTCTTCCCGAATCGATGCATCTGCAGATAAATAACTTCTTTTCCACTCAACATTCTTGATGCTCCAAATGCACATTCCGTAATATCTCCATTATCCCAGGATAACGGATAAATCATATCAGCTCGGATATAATCTATAATCACTCTGCCATTCGCATCCTTATATTCCACAAAAGCACCTGTGCCAAGCGCAAATGCTTTTTCAATCAGCTGATTACCCTGTTTAGAAAAGTTATTGTATCTAAGTATTTTTGACAACTGTTCACTATACTTTCCAGCTTTAATGGACACCTTTTCGTTTAATAACAGATTTGCCCAGTCCTCACAGACCGTCTTCGCCATTCCGAGTTTATAACGCTCCTGGTTTGTCATAACTGCCCCGTTATACAACTTATAGTGGTGGAACTTCTCAACATCGTTCTGATACCACTCTAGCCATTCATCAATGTGGTCATATGTTTCATCCGGCACCGCGTGATATCCTTTCTGTACCAGATACTCTTTTACTTTCTTGTATGTGCTATCACTCACGTTTCCACCTCCTATGCTGCTATATACATAATTTCATCTTGTATGCTTTCTGTGCTGTATTCCGTGCTGTCCAGACTATCAACGTTCATCTCACCATCATCCAGCCGCACGTCCATGTTCTTTTTCTTTTCGTCATATACTGCCTCTTCAAACGCTGCAATGATATGTGTGCAATGCTTCATGACCTTCCATCTATGCTGTGCTATCAAGCTGTTGTAGAATGCTATCCGGTCATTAATCGGACCCTTGATGGCATTCTTAATATCAATTACCACATGCTCTTGAATACATGCCGTTTCCAATCCTGATATCAATGTCTGCTCTGCGCTATCACAATATACTTCATATGTCTTGTACCGGCTCTGCGCCCTCCGAACAAAATCAATAAAATCATCCTGCAACTGCTTCGGATTAATGCGCTTCTTGCAGTAATATTCATCCAGCACAACCACCTGTTTAAATCCTTTGGTGAAGCCTGTCAGGGTAAAAGAATGAGCCGACTTCGTACCACCAAAATCGACTCCTATTACTGCATATACTATTTGATTTTCATCCAGCCATTTCTGATCAACAAGATACTCTTGTACATGATCCGCAAACTGCTGATAAATAAGTCCATCTGCTGCAACCCATTTTCCAAGAATAAAACGCTTATAGAATACGCTGCCGTGCGGCCATGCATTCTTGTATTCTTCTTTACGCTTCGGAGAAATTGAAAGGTTATCATCCATCGTGAAATGCAGATGATATACCTTCTTCTGCTTCATGGCTTCTTCTGCCAAATACTCCTCACGTATGAAATGATGCGGTCCCGCCGGGTTGCAGTTCATCCAGAACTTCCAGCCATCCACTGAACATCTGGCAATTGCCTGATCCACAAAACTCTTTGGAAACAATGCTGCTTCATCAAGGTAGGCACCGGCAGCAGTTAATCCCTGCAGTGCATCCTGTGCCGCTTCTGTGTTTGCTCCGTACAGATAATATGTGTTTGTTCCAATCTCCAACCTCGCATCCATTCCCGATCGGATGTATTCATAAGGCCATCCCCATGCTTCCAGCATTTGCAGCATCGGTCTGACCACATTTTTCTTTAATGCACCCATCGTCTTTCCGGCCAGGATAAATGACTCACCAGAGAACATTTCTTGTGACCAGGTTAGAAAGCCAATAATACAGGCAATCGTCTTTCCCGATCGGATAGATCCATCTGCGATCACATAATTGTTCTCCGAAGTTCTGATCATTGGTCTCCACCAGTGAATCAATCTCTGCTGTTGCGGAGAAAATGGCTTGAAATTAAATTTCGCCGGTCTCTTCTTCCGCCTCGGCATTTTCTTCATCCTCCTCAAATAATCCCTGCAGATCCTCTGCTGTTGGTCTCATTGCTTTCAGGAAACTCTGGATATTATCATCTTGACTATCTGTATCCCCAACTTCCTGATCTCTGGCTCTCTTAGCTCTGTCTGTCCGAATCTTCTGTTCTTCCAAATCTTCTGCTGATTTATCTGTCTGGCCAACTGTTTTCATGATTGCTTGATAAGCTTTTACATCTCCAAGCATTGCCTGTTGGATCATGGCCATTGTAATTACTTCTTCATAAGTACTCTCGCCACCATCTGCCCGTAATATATCTGATAAACCATCAACTTCTACTTGCATCGTTAACAGCCTGTTCATTGTGTCTCTGAGAGCTGCTTTCCTACGTCTTGTCACACCGGATTTAATTCCGCCGTTTCTTCCACGTTCTCTTGCTTCCCTCTTGCTTCGTACTGGTTTTAAGTTGTGTTCATTCGCCACTTCACCACCTTCAATTCTGGTTTATTTTTGCATTAGAAAAGCACCCCGGAGGGTGCCTGTTTTGCTACTCTTTTTCATTTTTGCAAATTTCTTTGGTATATTTACAAATACGCTCCTCATCTATCCCCGATAGATGAAGAGATAATTTTACTTTTAATTCATCTTTTACTTTTGCATCTTGTACTTGATCTGATAAAGAAATTGCATTTTTTATATTTTCATCTTTTGTCAACTCTATAAAAAACTCCGATATCTTCTCGTTTGCCTTATTTGACATCTTATAGAATAATGCAGAAACTGCCTCTAAAGATATTCCTGAGACAATCTCTGGCCATTCCATATTGTTGCTTTTAATTCCAAGAACAACTCCAATTACAATAAGCGCAAATCCAGCAATGCTTCCCCAAAAGCTTAACCTAAAAGCCCACTTTGACTGTCCTAATCTTTGCTGATGATAATCATTTTTTGTTTCACTCGTAGTCCATCCTATTCCAGATTTTACCTTAAACTCACCCATTTGATTAGATTTAAGTATGGAATTGCTTATTGTATGAGTGGATGCCTCTAAGCTCTTCCCTGTATGCTCATTTATCTTTTCCATCCAGCACCTACTCTTTCATCAAGCCAGACGACATAGCATTTACAAATACTGTATGTCCACAATTATTGCACGTAACAGGGATTACTGGTAATATTGATGAACTACCACCTACAATTATATTTCCATCATTAAATTCTCTTAATTCGAACACTTTGTCTGCTATAGTCCATGCTCTGTTTCCACAATATGGGCAACTTTGATTTGTCCATTTTTTATTTATGTGATTTATAATATCTTGTCCGTTTAACTTGCTCATGATTATCCCCACCATTTTATTCTTAATCATTAAAATATTTATATTATAATTCTTTTTGCCTTATTATGCAACACAAAAGACACCCGGCATCACCAGGTGTCCTCTCTTGGTTTTATTAGGTTGTGGGGAAACTGATCGAATGATTTAATATCTGTTCATCAATTCCAGTATAAGGATAGCAAACTTGCATACTAAACTTCAATAAACTAACACAAATAAAGATAAATTATGTTGGCAACTTTAAATGTGCCAGCGCTCTTCCATGCAATTTATGTACCCACTGCTCACTATAATCCATTTTCTCTGCAATCTCCCAGAATCTTAAGCCTTTCACATATCGGTAAAACAACACGTCGTTCTCATCCTCGTTCTTTATCTCCTTAATCTGCTTTTCGATAGAAACATAAGATTCAACGCAACTTTCCTTTTCTGCCCCAAGTTTTTCTACCAACGAATCAATCCTTGCCAGCTCATCAGATAGATCCTTCTGGTTTCCGTTTCCATGCGGCATGCCCGAATAATCAATTGCCTTCACCGATGCAGCTAATTCTTTCAGTTCAATAATTTCATCATCAATACGGTTGATACGTCTTCTACTGGATCTGTATCCTCTCAGATATTCTTTCTTCCGGTTATTCTCATTCTTGATATTGTTTTCTTCCAGTCTCTGCTCCACCGGCATCTACTCCCTTCGTTACATCTACTCCCATCTTCTTCAGGTAGTCCTCTACTGCATAACTCTGATACGGCTTCCTGTGGAATCTCTCACTTGCCTTCGCATTGCAACTGTTCTCCAGCTTGCCATATCGTCTTTGATCATCTATTCTTACTCGTCTTCTGTCTCTTCCTCTGTTCAATCATTTCTCAGCTCCTTCGTCGTTTTGTTCTCTCTTCCAGATTTCCACTATATCCTTAAGCTGTACGCTCTTATCCCGCCTTGTTCCTCCGGCACTGTAATGGAATCCTGTATCTGTAATCTTTGTGATCCGGCAGCAACCATTCCCTCCACCGCTGGCATACTGAATCGATACTTCATCACCAACTTTTAATTCTTCGCCTGTTTCCTTGCAAACAATTTTCTTTTCAACTTTATAATTCATTCCGTTCCTCCTAACTATTAAAAATCACTATTAACCCGATTATCATAAGCAATATCTTAATCACAGCTACAATCCTGTCTCTTACGATTCAGTCATCTTCTTCCCTGTATGGTTCCGGCAACGACATCCAGGCATTTACAAACAATCCATAGCTTGAATAAGATTTTTCATCATCTCCCGGATAGAATGTACCGCCTTCATCATTTTCTTCATATCTTGCGATATCTGGCATTGTTGCATTCTCGAACGATACCAATATATAACTTTCATCTTCCGGCAAGTGCTCACTAATTGGAATCCATTTGCCAAGGACATTTGTGTCCTTAGCATCTTCCCTGTCCTCATACATCGCCAGTCTATCTACCAACTCCTGTTTCTTATTCGGGGACCAGTACCCTCGCTTTATACCGTTCTCTCTTTTATGTGTTAATCTCTCCATGATCTATTCCTCCACATCCTTCATTTTCATCCGTGCACCTTTCTCATACTTCGTGCATTCCTCTACCTTACATCCACGACTGTGGTTCATAAGTCCGGCATAATCGCAACTGTTCACCGTTGGCCGGTTGCTCCGGAACTTACAAGTCTTACACAGGTGCCGGTCTGAATTGTCTACCGGTTCCTTTTCTTTCTTCCGGAATCTCGCTGCATGATACCCGACTGTTCCGAACGGGATACCGGTCTGATCAGCGATCTCACGATTGGTGTATCCTTCCTCTACCAGTTTCCGGATCTTCTCTTTCTTATCTTCGATATTGTCCGCCGGAAGATCTATCGTTTCTTCTTCCATCCTTTCCTCCGGCTCCGTTGGGGGGGGTAATACTTTCCTGTGTTTCATACACTGCCCGAATGATTTCTTCCGGATCTACCTGATCAGCTTCTGTCATCCCCTGCACAGCCTGTTCAAAATCCGGATTTATGACTGCCGGCACATCTACCAGAAAATCAAGATCTTTAAAAAGTTCCTCAAACGGAAATGTATCGTATCCTGATTTTCCATTTTTCCCAACTGAAGCTCTGTCAAGTACGATGACCTCTTTTCCCTTTCGGTAATAATCTATTGCTTTTTCAAAGTCAATTCCTGTAAACATTTATTTCGCCCCTTTCTGCAGATTCTTCAGGAATTCCACCAAGTAAGTCTCACTGTTTTCGTTATGCATATACTGTTGATCGAATGTCTTTTCTTTTCCGTAGTACTTTTTATTCTTTTCCAGCAAGTGGAAATAATGACTATCTTCTACTTCACCTGAATTCCAGTAATACTTTCTCTTTGGGTATTCAGCTACCACCAATCTACTGCCATCCTCGAAATCATATTTGTAATAATTCACATCAATGCGATCATCGTGATACCACAATCCCCAGTCTTTGTAATTTCTGAGCCATTCCTTCCGTTGATCATTATTCTTGAGTTTTGGAAGTTCTGGCTGTTTCGGTTCTTCTGGTGGATTCATCACTGTATCCAGATCGTGAATATATCCGGCCAATGCTGCAACTAATATCTTCTGTTTCCGGATTCTGATATCATTTTGACCGAATTCTTTCTCAGCCATCTCCAGATATATCTGAGCTTTCTGATTTTCTTCCCTGGCAATATCGATATCAGTTTTCTCAGATACTTCTTCATACAACTCCGACCTTACATCTTCTTCAGTTACAGGTTCTGCAGGGATCTTCTCTTCGATTTCCACCACTTTTTCTTCCTGAACTTCCACCTTCTCCTGTTTGTGCAAGTTCTTATAATGATTCCAACACTTCGCACATTCTTTCTGTCCTTCATGCTGATCTTCACGAGATGTTCCCCAGTTCTGCCTCGGACAGGTACCTTGATCTGGCGGACAATCCATATTCACATTCTCAACTGCCGGCTGCTGTTTATCTTGTGCGACGTCGCACACATCATCAAGCCATCCACACCTGCTATTGCAATTCTGGTCACATTCCAAACAACAGCTATAGTTCTCTGAACAATATGCAGCTGCTCCACATATTCCACTTTTACTTTTTCCGGTGATACATTTTGCCGGACCATGTTTTTCTTCCGGAAGAATCTCCGGATAATCCTCCAGGCACATCTGCCCTAGCACTTGCTCCGGAATCTGTTCTTCAATTTCTTCCGGTTCAGGATCTGGTGTACGTATCCCACGAATTTCTCTTGCCGTCATATCCGGCTTTACTTCTTCCATCTGTTTATCATCCAGATATAACATTTCCTGCAGCTGACTTTTCCCAAAGCTTATATATTCTTCTGACAGTATCGGTGTATTACCATTCTTGGAGAACCTGTCGTTCATTGCCATCCATCTGGATGCTGTTGATCTTTTGATACCGTAATTATCTTCTGCAAATTCCCATATTGATTTATATCCATCTTCCAGGAATAAGCTTTTATCTCTGATCAGCTTCAGGTAGAATCCTATTGCCACAAAATCTCTCGACATGTTCTGCAGCTTCTCCTTGATGATATCTTTCGTTTCTGTGTAATTAAGCTTTTCGTACCACCTAATTTCCTCCATTTTTCTTTTCCCTTTCCCACATATCGTGCAAAGTCTGTACACGAATCGCTATCCACAACACCAGATCAATCACATCACACTGTCTTCCATATTTCTCAATCACAGCATCCTTTGCTTCGTTGAACTGCCTCATGTCATGTGATTTTGTGTAATCTCTGTATAACTTCCAACAATCGTTGTACATTGCTGTGACTCGCTTATCATATTCTTCCATATTCCACTCCTTTGTTACCGAATGTTACCGTTTTGAGTGCTCGTTACCAAAACACGGAAACCGTTATAAGCCTTGAAAACACTGTGTTTTCTGGACTTTTCGCCATTCGGTTACCGAGTTACCACACATTTTCCCATGTAGGAGAACTTATTTTTCTCACTTTCACATATTTTTATCTTCCCTATAAGGGTAAAAATTGACTGGTAACTTGGGTAACGGGTAACTTTATTTGAATGGCAACTCCTCCTGCTCATACATTCCCATCGTCTCTACTGACTCAAATCCATCCTCATCCAGATTCTCATTCAACTTCAGGAACACGCATCTTACAGGATTCCCGCCTACCTTTTTCACCTTTGTCATTCGTCCGCCCTGTGTCTCGATCAGACCTTTCCGGTCCGCCCATGACAGGAATGCTTTGTCAGAAAATCCACCATTTTTACACAGATCTTTGAATGCCTGGTTGTAAATAATGGCTCTTCCTTCTTCCAGAATTCCCCACTGCTCAACTTTGTTTTCCGCATCAAATTTCTGTTCATTCATTGCAATTTTATCTTTCAAATACCGGTAGCAGCGTTCATTATCGCTGAGATCATTCCTGTTGATCAGAACGGTTTTTGCCTGCTTGATCGTGATATATTCTCCGTCCCGGAACAAATAATCCGTTGCTACTTTATCTGCAGTAAGAAGGATTGCCAACGACAAGCTCTGCTTCTGCATTGCCTCATCATCCTTAAGCTCTTTCTGAAATTCTTTCTGCATCCGCTGCAGTTCTTCCTTGCCAATGCTTTTCAATGCTTCTATGTAGCGTTTTCCTGCCAAACCATAATTTTTCTTTACAAGCTCTGCAGTCTCTTGTGGATCTTCATAAACATTATCTTTGCATTCAACTTCCAGAATACGGTTAATTGCACCACCCTGGGATACATATGAATTCAGTGGACGTTCTCCATTGGTCAGGATACAATTCCGCCACCGGTTCTCCCGGTTAATACCAAGTTCTTTGTTTGACCGGCTCTTTCCTTTGCCGGAACACATGTCGTATACCATGCCTTCAAAATTATCCCGGATTCGACTACTGGTTTTACTGGTATCATCCAAGATCATTGGTAGATGATTCAACATGTCTGCCTTTGCCTCCAGTGCTACTTCCGTTGTTTTAAAATCTCCGATATACGCTGATTCATCAGGATTCGCCCAGATCGATGCGGCAACCATAAGTGATACTGTTTTACCGCCTTCAGTTTCGCCCCAGAGATCTACAATAAACGGCAGTCCGCCCAGGAGACTGACTAAGACGCTTGCAAAAGATGCAGCCATCATAAATTTTATTTCCAGCCGGCCGGACTTACGGAGCTTCTGCATATGGCTCTGCCAGATTTTCCAGTTTCCACGCTCTGATACACTGTCATAGGTCTGACGGAACCGTTGATCTCCATCAAACACAATCTCCGTGTCGTAAGGAATAAAATCGTTCTGGATCCAACCAAGCTTACTGGTGGAGTACTGAACCTTGATATGGCTGTCGTTCATATTCTCCACATCTGACAGAAAACGTACCAATAGCTTTGCATTTTCCGATGTAACAGAAATGCCTCTTCCGGAAAGAGCTACAATCTTGCTGGCAGATGTCACCATTGTTTTAGGGACAATAATCTCATCCCACCGTCCATTTCGCTTATATGCGATTTTAATCTGCTCTTCGCCAGTCTCTAAGTTCTTCATACGTTCTATTGGCAGAATTGGATGATAGCACGCAACTGTTTCCACTTGGCTGTCGTTCTGTGCGAATATACCATCTTCTCCGGCAACCCACGCTCCGCAGAACATGTTATTATATGGTCCTTCAAAGTTCGTCCACTTGTCCAACATTGCTATTGGCTTCTTGCGCTCCCGCTGCTTTGCCTCCCGATCCACTTTCTTGTATGCTTTTAACAACTCTTCGAACTTCTTCTTTACTCCAAGCTCTGCAGCTCGATCTGTCAGTGAAAGGATCATTCGAGCCTTCATTATCTCGTCTTCTTGATCGAATATCTCTAAAAAGATATCCTCTGCCAATATGCTTTTGCTATCCAGCCTTGCTAAAGGCTCCATGTGATCACCTTCTCTCTTCTAATATTTCTGCATGATATAATTCAAGCTGCAGTGCATTGTAACAATCGCACCACGCATCTGATAACGGCTCTGACCGGTCAAGAAACTTTCGGTATATTGCTATCAGATCATTATTTTGCTTGCGTTTTTGCCGGTATCTTTCTTCCTGCTTTTCCCGCATCAGTTTTTCTTTCTTTGCATGATACACAGCCACAGACGACTTAAAAGATGGCTCGTATCCCCCGCCCAGCATCCGGAAAGCTTCCTTGAATGAAATACCATAAAACATTTCGACAAAAGTAAAGATATCTCCATTTGCTCCACATCCGAAGCAGTTAAAGTCTTTATCATAGATCTTCATGGAAGCCTCCCGATCGCCTTTGTGAAACGGGCACTGAATAAAACCTGACCGGTTCGGCTGCGGAAGTCCGCATTTATTTAAAATGTCCCGCATACTATATGTTTGCTTAATCTCCTCGCTGGTCATCTGGGGTCACCGCCCCCCCCCTGCAAGGATCCGCATGATTTCTTTGCCCGTATTCTTTTTCTCACAGAATTCAAACCTGACATTGTATCGATCACGGATGGTGCATAGCGATTTGTACAGCTGATTACCGTCAACTGCCTTGGCTGATACCACATACTTCTCACGTTTACCATTTACCATGCGCCATCGGACTTCATGCTTTCTCGGATTCTCCCAGAACCACACATCTTCCAGGCTCTGTATATCCGGACCATGCTCTACCAGAATCACAAGCTGTATCCCTGCATCGATTGCCTTCAGGAGCTCTCTCTTGAATCGCTCATGCTGCTGGCAGACATTTCCGCATAATTCCTGCAGATTCTGCTTCCGATCGATGATGAGCCTGGGGTTATCCAGACTCATATAATCACCGACTAATAATTTACTCGAGAAATGCTTTACGCCATTATCATCAAATGTCTTAAGAATTTTACGAACAGCCCGCTGCTTTTCTCTTGTATCAATTTGTATATCCACTTACATCACTCCTAGTTGAATGGCAGTTCCTCATCAATGCCATCCGGAATATTCATAAATCCATCTCCTGCAGGTGTAGATCCCTGCGGATATCCTGGATATCCATTAATATGATCCTTGTATGCTTGCGTTTCTGTCTCCATCGGGATCTCGGCTTCTTCCGCTTTGTCGTGTGATACAAACCATCTCAAAACACGCTTTTCAAGCTCTCTTCCATTATAAAAATCCATCTGTATTCCAAATACTCCGCCGACCAGTTTGTTCTTAAACTGCTGACCAAAGTTGTCTCCCCACTGCGTTTCAAATCCATTGTTTGAATGCTCCACGCAAGTTAAGAATGTTTTGAAGGATCTGCTGCAGTTGCCATCATTATCCTCTGTCAAAATATAGTTCGTTCCCTGATTCGGCCATTTCTTTTCCGGACGAATATCATTCGCAAATACCTCTTCAAAATAACCTGCCTGCTTATCTCCCGGAGCAAAATCAAAGTACACAACAATCATCGGTCGATTCGTCTTCGACATTCTTTCTTCAACTTTTTTGATCACTAATTTATGTCCGCCAAGTTCCACAGGAGTAAATTCGCCCTGAACCTGTGTATTTTCATAATTATTTGGTTTTTTCATCTTCTCCTGTTCCTCCTAATTCGTAATAATCTCTGATTGCCTTTTCTACCAGAAGAATGTCATTATCAATAGTTAAATCCTCAAACATTCCGATCGGCGACTTACTTACAGCTCCATCCGATGCCTGGGTTACAAATAAATGCTTATTTGATTCAGCAATGCATCGAAGCACGATTGTAAACATTCCTTCCACACATACCTTTTCATCTAAAAGTTTTCCGATCGTCTTTGGCTTAATCTCTCCCAGTTCATTAGATTCCTCATGCATAATCATATACACGATTTTGTCTGCAGGGACCTTGGTAGAAATAAACTGAAGTAAATTCCAGAAATGATCTCCAATCTGGTTATAAAGAGTGAATACTCCGTTTCCTCCTCCAGCGGAACTGTGCTTATTCATAAACATATTGGTAATCAAATATCCGGCATCATCAATTACGATGTTTTTTGCTTTTGATGCGATTAACAGTTTCATAATCTGCTGATAATCATCTGAATACCAGCCGTTAATTTTTCCTTTAAATGGAAGTGGCTTATCCAATACTCTGATCAGATTCCAATTATCATTTCCTACGCAATTGCGAAGGCTCGTACTTTTCCCTGTTCCAGATCTTCCAATAATTAATACCGGTGTTGCCATATCTTACTCTTCCTCCTGTTCATTAGTAATGGAATAACTGATTTTTCCGATACCATATTTCTTAAATGTATCAATGATTTCACCAACTTCTGTCAGTCCACGCGCTCTAAAAACTGCTGTTTCTCCTAAATCAATTCCGTGATCTGATGTATATTTCTGTGTTGCTCTTACCTCCCACATATCCATATCTCCTATCGAATTCTTAATCCTTCGCTCTGCTCCAAATGCGCAAAATCTGCCGGGTTATCTTTAAGCCACTTCTTGAGTGAAGCCTTGTCCAGCTTCGGATCCTGCTTAATCCAGTACTCTTCTGGAATCTTATCTTCCTGATCAACTACAACTGATGCCGGATTCTTCTGAATATTAAATCCGAATAAAGCTGTCTTAAATTTTCTCTTTCCTGTATCGATCATTGCCTTCTCAAGATATTTTTTTACTCTATCAGCATTGTTGGAGATCACGTCTTTTCTCGCTTTTAAACGCTCAATTTCTTCGTTGATCACACTTGTCACACCATTCAGTTCACGGATCAGCTTTGCACAGTTATCCGCCTTTGCTTCGATTTCTCCATCCACACCTTCTAATGTGTCCTGCAGCACCTCTGGATCAACGGAGTCATCCTCCATCATCTCCAAAAGCTGTCTATATTCTTCTGTTAATTCATACAATGTTGCCATATCTTTACCTCCAATTATTCTTTGTCATACACCACTTGCTCTGCAGCCTTTACGATCAAAAGACTTGCAATCTGCTTAAGTGATAAAGTTGATTCATTATAAATCTCTACCAGTGCGTTATATGCTTCCGGTGTTACTTTAACCACCATCTGATCATCTACCGGCTGTTTCCTTCTGGCCGGAATATGTATCTTTCCATCACTCATAGCTGTTCTCCTTCTGCAATACAGGGAAGTCTTTTAACATCTTTTCCATCCACTGTTCCGCATCCCGATTGCCAAATCCGATAATATCTTCTCCCAGAACTAACCCGAAGATCACATCGCCGGCAATCATACAACCATGCTCTTCGATTCCATAGAATACAGAAGCCACTGCATTGCAAGAAAGTCCTTTGATTAACCCTTCCTCATCAACCAGCATAATCACCGGAGCTTTGAAGTAGTCCCACATCTTTCTTGTCTTCACAGTCTCAAAATATCCGCCGACTGCCTGCTGAATAGATCTGAAATCCTTAAAATCTACATCGACGATAGAGATCTTATTATCCGTTGTAATTTTCAGCGTCTTCATCTTTTCTCCTCCGCCTGTTTAATGGCTTCCTTTGTAATACTTACCAGAACTTCTTTTGCCAGTTCTTCTGGCATATGTCCACGAAGTGATCTATACATTGCCGCCGTAACGCCTCTATATTCCCTTAATAACTCTGCTCCGGATCCCAGTATTTCTACCTGACATCCCGTTATTCCGCTGCAAACGGACTGTGATGTTGCTTTAATCATTTGACTAATTTCCTTTCTTCTCATATAATATAGTTGACTAATTTCTTGAGCGCCCGAAGCTTGCCGGCTTATACGGGTGCTCTTCTTTGATTTCTCCTTGCAACGTCCTCACCTCCTTCACCTTACAAGCAACCAGATAAATAACATTGCATCAAATGCAAGTCCGATTGCGGCACCGATCAGGATCTCTAACACCGTTTCTCTGATGATTCTCTGCCATTTTGTTCTTGGTCCTCTTCTTTTCATGCTTGTCCTCCCTTCTACCGCCTAAGCGGTTTTCTACTTCTGGTATCCTAAATATCCAACAGAATTCCCGTTTAACTCATTCACGGCTTCATCCTTATCTTTTTCCTCCATAGTATCCATATCTCTTTCAGAAATAAGACTTCCATCTTCTTTTCGTATAAGTCTTAAAATAAATATATGTTTCAAACTGCATCACCTCTTTATAGGTTATGTATCACTGTTTGTACTTGTTGCGGTTCTTTGGTATAATTTCCTTATCAAAGAATGAAAGGAATGATAATTATGCTTGATAGTTTCACTTGTCCGTTTTGCAATCATACTATGCCTGTAGTATCTTCAACCTATACCGAAATGGATGCTCGTTATAAAACATCACATAAACAAGGATATTTACTAGACACAAAATACAGTTTAAAAATCCATATGTACAAATGTCCAAACTGTCAGAAAATTACAAGTATCGCTAATTATACTGGTACTGAATTGCCTCAAAAGACAGTACCGCTTTTCCCTATATCCACTGCTAAACAATTCCCTGATTATATTCCTCAAGCGATACGTTCTGACTATGAAGAAGCATGCTCCATTGTTAATCTCAGTCCCAAAGCATCAGCAACTTTATCTCGACGATGTCTACAAGGTATGATTCGTGATTTCTTCCAAATTTCTAAAGGTAGTCTTTTTGAAGAAATTAATGCCATTAAAGATAAAATTCCAGCTGAACAATGGGCAGTCCTAGATGGGCTTCGCCGTATCGGGAATATTGGTGCCCACATGGAAAAAGATATAAATCTTATTGTTGACATCGAACCAGATGAAGCTCAAAAACTTATAAAGCTAATTGAACTTTTACTCCAACAATGGTATATTGAACGCCATAATCAGCAAGAACTATTCGCCGATATAATCGGCATCGATCAGGCGAAACAACAAGAACGAAAGAAAACTGAGTAGGAAACTACTCTTTTTCTTTTGCACATGGATCATTTTCAGCAAGCAAATTTCCTTCAAAATCCCAATATTGCGTGACTATCCTGCATTTATCCTTTTCTGTGCCAATTCCTCTAAGAGCCCTCGTCTCAATTACGGAAACTACTCTAGCAGAATCCGTTCCTCTTGGTCCCTTCATCTACTCCCTCCCTTCTTCTGAACCTGAATCATCTGTTGCAAATAATTGAAACAATTCCTACATTGTGCTAATATTCTTTTAATCACATATGAAAGGAATATCTTTATGAATACAATCTGTTCTTTACTTACTCGCGAAAACATCAGTTTGGTTATTGCTGTAATCGGCTTTATCCTCTCTGTTTACAATTTTGTCCATGAAAAAATGCAGAATCGAATGAAAATAAATATTACATATAAAAATCACTTCATAGCAGAGCATGACCACAAAAGCATTACTATCTCGCTTGCCTTTGAAAACCTTGTAAAAAATCCAATTTCTATCTCAAGAATCTATCTCTGCGTTGATGATAAAAAATATGATTTCTATTGGATTCCACAATTTGTCTTGCGCGCTACCCAACAAACAAACGGTCAGGTAATCGATGAAATCAACGTCCACTCCATTCCTCTTCCATTTACCATAGAAGGCTATGGTGTTGTTGGTGGCTTCTTCTTTACTAAAGCCCCGCAGTCTATATATACTTTAGAAAGCGCGAATACTTCTTTACTGGTTTACAGCAACAAAGGAATTAAAAAATATCCTATTCTCATGAACAACACTTCTCGCGAGGGGTAATTTAATTTTTCCATCGTTCGATAATGGTTGCGATTCCAAGAACGATGGAAGCAATTCCTAAAATCAAGGTAATTCCTGTCTTATCCATCTTTTCACCTCACTCTCCTTTCTCATCCGTTGCAAATAAGTAATCTAATGATTTATTACTGAATTTTTTGAGAAAGCATTCGTTCCGCATTTAGCATATCGCTGATTGGAATCCTTAAAACTTCTGATAACGCAATAAGTATTGATGCGTTCATGTCTCGTTGTCTCTCTCCTTTTTCAATAGAGCAATAATAATTTGCAGAAATCCCTATATGTTTCGCCACATCTTCTTGCGTCATTCCTAGAGATAATCTTGCTTCTTTTAAATAGTCCCTCAATTTCGTTCACCTCCTGTTGTCGTTTTGTGAATTTCTATCATTATCTTACTTCTCATTTTGAAAATTGTCAAGCAATTAATTTTCATTTTGTGAATTTATATTTCTTGAAATATCTCATTTTGTGATTTATAATGATGGTAAACAGAAAAGAGGTGTCAATATGAGAATTAAGGAATTACGGGAAATTAATGATATACAGCAAAAAGAATTGGCAGCCGAATTAAACATTCCAGCAAGTACCTTAAGCCAATATGAAACAGGAAAACGCGAACCTAATATTGAAATAGTCAAAAAAATTGCCAATTTCTTTAATGTATCCACAGATTATATATATGGATTAAGCGCAATAACCACTTGTCATGATTGTGGACTTTCATACTGTCCTGATAATAAATTGGATTTAGCAACACATAAAGAAATACATTCTCGGTGGCTAAAAGCAAAAAATAAATACGGTTTTTGTTACTCAAACTATGGAGAACGCGAACGTATAAAGGCGTTAAATAGAAATGTAGTTAAAGATTATTCGCTTCCTCTTGACAAAAGATATCAAGCACAAATCGAAGTCTTTAAATGCCTATTTTCTCGAAGTTTGGAAGTAAGCAACTACAGTGATTCATTTATAAGCTTTGAAGAATATGTATCCATGTTACTTAATCAACCTTCTGTTAAAAAACGTCTTGGAGATGAATTATATCAAAAAATGGTAAATAAATTCGGAACTTCCGAAGGTATTCCTGACGGACAAACTTATTATTACCAATACGAAACTTCTGACGCGCCAACTTTTGCAGCCCATAAAGATGGAGAAAATTTCACGCCCGCAGAACTGGATAAAATCGAAGAATACAAGCGATTGTTGATTGCAGCACGACCAAAGGAGTGATTGTTTGACATACGAAGAATTATTGATTGAACATGATAGTCTTAATATTTTAGAATTGGACTTGTCGGAAGTAAGTGGATTAAAAGGATTATATTACAATGGCTCTGTGGCAATTGAACAAAAACTTACTTCTGTAGAGAAAACCTGTGTTCTGGCAGAGGAACTTGGTCACCACTATACTTCTGTTGGTAATATTATTGACATGGAATATACCGGTAATCGAAAACAAGAGCGCCAGGCGCGGCTCTGGGGATACAATCGCAGCATCGGACTATTCGGTCTGATCAGAGCCTATGAATATGGTTGTAAAGATAAATATGAAATTGCAGACTATCTGGATGTTACAGATGAATATCTAGAAGAATGCATCAACTGTTACCGGGATAAATACGGGGAATACAAAACTATAGATAACTACACAATTTATTTTATCCCCAATTTGATGATATTTAAGAAAATATAATATATAACTTGATTCATCCAGTATCTCTAACCATAAATACACTGCCCTCTTGATACGAAAGTATTTATATGGCGGAGATATCTGATTGAATAAATACATTCTAAAAAATTATATAAGAAAGAAGGAAAACTTATGAAAACATGGAAACTCGTATCAGGAATACTGTCAATCATTTTATTTGTTTTTGTCAGTTTCCAGTCATGTGCTGCTGGAATCAGTAACACACTTGAAGCAAATGGAGAAGCTGGTGGATCCGCTGGAATTGTCGTAGCAATCCTACTCCTTGCCGGAGGAATCGTTTCTATTGCAACACGCAATGGAGGTAAAGGTGGAAACATCGCTATTATTGTATTATACGGAATAGGTGCTTTACTTGGATTTGCCCTTGCCGGAAGCTATGCAGATTTAAACGTATGGGCTGGTTGGTGTTTGATTTGCGTAATTTTAGCAATAGTAGCACTTGTCAAAAAGCGAAAAGACAATCAAGAAAAATAACGAATAAAAATTCCCCGGTGTCTGCCAAACACCAGGGAAAATCCCGAGTAATATATACGGCGAAGGATTCGCATTGCAATTTACTGAAGTAATTGCCATTTTGCCAACATGGGCAAAAATCGTATAATCATCAAAAAAAATAAGAAACGCCCCTGCTGGTAGTACCTGCGATATTAGATACGCCACTCAGTTTGTAAAACAAATAAACGCTCCCACATAGTAGGAGCGTTAAAACAACAGCTCTAATAGAATATCACAAAACAGCTTTGATTACAAACAAAATTGTATTTTTTATGTATTTTCTTTCAAAAAGTATTGATTTTTAACTGCGATGGGCATATATTTACATTGTAACGAAAGTTACATGTACAAGTATTTAACGCTAAACGCGAGGTACAGTTAAGTATATCCCTAGCAGTAATCCTCCCACTATAAGGGAAGTGATGAGCCTAGGGATATTTTTTCTTTTTAGGAGGTATAACATATGATAAGAACTGCCATACTTGTTGATGGCGCATTTTACAGAAAGCGCGCATATCATTTATACGGTGATAAATCTCCTGCTGAACGAGCCGATGAATTAGAATGGTATTGTAAACGACACATCCGTGAAGAGCATAACGAGAAATGTTCTTTATATCGAATTTTTTATTACGATTGTCCTCCAATGGATAAAAAAGTGTACCATCCATTTCTCAAGCGACAGATCGACTTTGGAAAGACACCAGATTATAAATGGGCTACTGAATTCTTTAAAGAATTGACTCACAAAAGAAAATTTGCTCTTCGAATGGGACGCTTAGCTGAAGAACAAGCAGCATTCAACATACGCCCAAATATAACAAAAAAATTATGCAACGGTTCCCTGAATTTTGACCAACTCACTGAAAAAGATTTTGCTATTGATGTAAAACAAAAAGGTGTTGACATGCGTATTGGTGTCGACATTTCTTCATTGGCATTTAAAAAGCAAGTCGACAGAATTATCTTAATCGCCGGGGACAGTGATTTTGTTCCAGCATCTAAACAAGCGCGACGTGAAGGAATAGATTTCATACTAGATCCTATGCGCGCACCTATAAAAGATGACTTATTCGAACATATTGATGGAATGCGCACAAAAGCTCCAAAGCTTTCAAACGCTACAAGTACAAAATAAAAAACCGCTCCTGCGCCAACAAGAACGGTTTCCCCATAATCAATATGAGGACGTATATAACGTATATATCCGAAGAGATACATACAATACTCACAAAAATATTGTATCATCTTCGGGCAGCTATCGCAAGCAGAACACACGTTCCGTGCTAGCTGTTATTTTTATACCCATTTTTGTGCGACGTCGCACATATAATTACAGGAAGGTGATACAATGAGCGTAAAATATGCATACGGCTACATCCGGGTATCCACTCACGATCAAGAAGAAATTTCCCCGGACTCCCAGGAGCACCTCCTCCGGGACTATGCAGCCAAGAACAATATTGTAATCCTGAAGATCTTCACGGACCTAGGTATCTCCGGAAGAAAAGCCAACAAACGTCCCGGCTTCCAGGAGATGATCGGACTGGCCAAAGGTGATGACCATCCAGTCGATCTGATCCTGGTATGGAAGTTTTCACGATTTGCCCGGAATCAGGAAGAATCCATCGTATACAAGTCTCTTTTAAAAAAACAGCACAATGTAGATGTCGTAAGTGTATCTGAACCACTCTCCGATGATCCCTTTGGCAGCCTGATCGAGCGTATCATCGAATGGATGGACGAATACTACTCTATCCGGTTATCCGGTGAAGTGCATCGTGGAATGAAAGAAAATGCACTCCGCGGAGCATACCAGGCACGTCCGCCTCTTGGCTACAAGGTTGTGGAGCATGGCAAGCCGCCGGTGATTGTTCCGGAAGAAGCAAAGATTGTTCGGACTATATTCGAAAAATACACAAATGAAGGCATGAGCTTCTTTGATATCGCCAGATACCTAAATTCTTTAGGGCTCAAGACTTCGCACGGAAAGCCATTTGAGCGAAGATCTGTCGAATACATCATCCAGAATCCTTCCTATTGTGGCATGATCCGGTGGAACCGGACAGAGAACAGCACCAATCGTATCAAAGATAAGGACAAATGGATTGTTACAGAAGGGCAACAGCCGGCTATCATATCAAAAGAACTCTTTGAATCAGCGCAGAAACGATTTAAAGCCACCTACAAGCCGGTTGGCAAGCGTCCCTCTTCCACTTATAAGCACTGGCTCTCTGGACTGCTGAAATGCCCGGATTGCGGACGCACCCTAACCTCAACCACTATGAAACGAGTCAATGGGGAAAAATATTCTTACTTCTCCTGCTACGGATACAGTAAAGGTAAATGTAAAAAGCCGAACGGCATCAGTTCACTGGTCCTTGAAAAGGAAGTTCTGGCCAGTATCAAAGAAGTATTGGATACCAAAGATATTGTCTATGAATTGCGTGAATATCAACCCACAGAGCAATTTGATGAGCGCAAGGCTATAACAGAACAATTGGAAAGTTTAACTGGCAAAGAGGAACGAATAAAAGCCTCCTACCGGGAAGGGATTGATACACTGGAAGAATATAAAGCGAATAAAGCTATCATTCAGAAAGAGCGGGAATCCTTAGAACAACAATTAAAGGAATTGAAAAAGGCAGCGCATAAATCTGATCAGGATCCAGCGGATGCCATGCTGCAGAAGGTCCGGAGTGTGTATGATATTCTCATCTCCAACAATTATACATACATTCAAAAGAACGAAGCCCTGAAGCAGATCATCGACAAGATTATCTACGATCGCAAGAACGATTCTCTCAAAATCTACTTTTTCTTATACAGGTAAAATGCCCGCAAGCCCAGCAAAATCAAGGGTTTACGTGTACTTTATAGGTTATAACAATTTGGTTGACCCAATGGGGATCCAAATCCTTAGGCGACCAGGGCTATTCCCCTATCGAAATTCTCCGTTACTACTACGGTGACGACATGTACATTAACACCGCCGAAGCCATCTCCGGCATCCCA